TATCATTTCTTTCTAGATTACCTCCTCCACCACCCATAGGTAACATTGCTACCTGTGGGCCTGATTTAGGAAATACATTTGAAGACACATCTTTATTAAAATTTCTTGATCTCCTTAATTTTATTCTATTTTGTTCAGATTTAGGTTTTCTATCAAATATAATTTGATCGTATACATTTTTTGATGATGGATTATAATTTTTTTCAAGTTCATTTAATACATCTTCATTAGCAAGATTTGCTGGATCACCAATAGCATCAAGATAATTAAGAATTTCTCTTGCTTGAATTGCTTTATTTTCATCTTTGTTCGATTCCAGTTCCATCTGATATATTGATTTTGCCTGATTAATGTCCTGTTCATTTTTAAATCTACCAACAATTGTTTTAATTTCTTTTAATTTTTCATCCCTATTTAATTCTCTAAAATCTACTCCTTGAGAAAAAAGTCCCTCAGTGCTCACTGATTGTTTAATCATTCCTGAAAACATATTAAGTGGGAATGGTATATTATCTAATGGATTTTCTCCAGTTTTTAATTGGTTAATTCTTTTTTCAAGTAAACTTATTTTTTTAGGGTTATGTGTATTATTTTTCTTTTTTGCTCTCTCTTCAGAAAGGAGATTTTCTAATCTTCCTATTTCATTCTTCCTTGCTTTCGCATTTGCATCTCCAATATTTAAAGGATTTTCTTTTCTAGTTGTCAATTCTTTTACATCTCTTTGTATTCTATCATCACTTTGTTCTTCTAATTCTAAAGCTTGAGTTGTTTTGAATTTACGATTAATATAATTTTCTATCATACCATCTACTACCTCTCTAAAACCAGTTGCTTTGTTTTTTAAAAAATCTATAATTTCTTTTCTATATTTAAATAACAAAACCCCAATGGCACCTGCACCTAAAAGTCCTAAAAATGAAAGAATAATTGGATTAGTAAAAAAACTAATTGCTCCGAGTATTGAACCTATAGCACCAAACAATCCACCAAATAGTCCCCCTCTTTTTTTAGCACCTCCCTTTCCAATTGATTTCATATTTTCTGCAACTTCCTTTCTTAAAATTTTAGCAATTTCGAAAGTTTCAACTAAAGAATCTCTAATTGTCTTTAAACTTTTTTGTAGAATTTTTGTAGTTTTTTTGGATCCAAAGAATTGAATGAAGTTCATACTAAATCTTTGATCCCTAGACATCCCAGTTGAATTTGGTGTTTGTGCTACATTTGATATCGTTCTTGTAGTAGTTCTCAAATTTCTAACACTATTTCTTGCAGCAGAAAATAGACCTGTGGTTGCAGATCTCATTATTCTTCTAGGTGCAATAGTTGGTGTAAGCATTATTGTTGCATTTTTGAATTTTCTTCATCAATATATTGATTTAATAATCCAACATAGATGTCTCTTTCCCAAGGCATCATATTTTCAATTTCAGTTAAAGAGTATTTATGGTGCTGCATCAAAGCAAAGTTAAGTTTAAAGTATGACTCAAGATCAATATGAGCCATAACTACCCGAAAAAACTCGTTATACCCTCCAACGTAACATCACTTTCAATTTTTGTTTTTGGGTTTACAACTTTAACTGTATGAGACAATTTAGGCATCGTTTCAAAGAAAGTTTCAACTTGTTTAAATTGATTTGAGTTTAAGGTCTCTAACCATTCACTTAACTCTTTCTTTGTACAATCAGATGCTGCCCAAGATTCATCTTCATTATACACAACATCAATACATGAAGCGATGATATCTAAAGATGCTTCAAATGTAATATCATTCGCACCAGAAACATCAAAATTATTTTTTATAAATTCATCTAAAGATGGATATTTCATTCTTAATGTTAGATTTTGATCTAATACAATGTCACGATTATGTTTTTCATTTTTTTGAACTTGTATTTCATCAAGAAAAATTTGAGTTTCAACTGTTGTCTCACCATCATCAGGGCAAGTCACGATGACATCTACAGACTCACCCACTGACTTGCCACGTATGTTAAGAAAAATATACTCTATGTCAAATGTAGGAAGTTCCTCAACTTTAATTCCCCTTGTTTGAATACAAGATTTTAAAGTTGATTTTATTGCAGTAGTAATCTGTTTTGAATCTTGACTTTCTAATGCAAGAATCAATATTTTCTCCTCCTTTACAAGGAAAGGTCTATATTTAATTTTTTTTCCCGTCGATGGTAAAACCAACTCATAAGTCGGGGTCGCTATTTGTGGTAAAGGCATGATATTTTATTCAGTATTGTATATAGCAAGGTTTTAGTAACCTCCGTAATAACCACTATAGTAACTTGATCCAGAAGATCCAGAGGAGGAATCAGAAGAGGAACTTGAACTTGAGGAACTCGTAGAAGAACTTGTGGTTGAACTTGTTGATCCAGAGGAGTCTGTAGTTGTGGTTGTGGTTGTGGTTTCAGTTGTAGTTGTACCTCCTCCAGTAGACTCGGTTGTTTGAGTTGTCTGGGTTGTTCCCTCTCCAGCTGTAGTTTCTGCTTCTGTTTCTGGGTTAGTTTGTGTGATTACACCAGTGGTGCTACTTTCTTTTAAACTTTCTTGTACGGTATCATATATGATAGCATGTGGATAAGGAGAATGTACTTCACCCACCATCTTCATGGAAAGGCCCGTAATATGGTTTACCACTTATGTAACCAACTGGAACAGTTGACACTGGATCATTAGTGCTAGGTGCAATCTCATTTCCAATTATTTTTGGTCGAAGTGGATTAATTTGTGTTAATGAACTGTTTGCAAGTTTTTCATTAACTGACTGTTGTGCATTACCATGTTTCTCAATCGTATGCCTCAAGTAAGAAAACGCAACACTTACTTGTAAGAATGTGCTACCATCATATGATAAAGGAACCGCATTAATATTGACTGGAAATGCATCGATGAAATTGTAAGTCAATAATGGCATATTATTGAATGTATTATTTCTATCATTTGGATTCTTCAAAAAATCTTTTTCAAATTTAGTAATAGATAATTTTCTTCGATAGTCATCTGGGTATCTAAATCTTGAATATGTATTTCTCTCCTGATATGCTCCTAGTTGACTTGAAGGTGATCCATCATATCTACCATTTGATTCATTATAGACTGGATTAATAAAATTCATCCATTCTTCAAGCATGCGTAGAACATTATAATCATCATCAATATAAAAAGTTAAATCAAACTGAGTATATATTCTTCTTGATGCAAATTTTTCGATCATTCCTTGACGACTTCCCATTTCCTCTGCAACATCAAAGTTTGAACCAGGCAATGATGCCTGAGAACATAAGAAATCATACTTTTGATATGTTGAAGATGAGTCTTGAAATATACCGCAGTTAGTTAGATGTTGGTATAACGCAACATTACTACCACTTATAGTCGAACTAACAAGATTCAACGATACTTTGAACTGACTTGAAATAGCCAGTTTCGAAAATATTGGACTCGCATTAGGTATACTTAAGTATAAATCTTCTGATCTTATTGCCATCTAAATAGTTTTTAAATTGATCCTGTTAATATATGTATGTCATATAAAGGAAAATATTATCCTCGATACCCGAAAAAGTATAAAGGAGATCCCCGAAATATTATTTATAGGTCTTTGTGGGAAAGAAAATTTATGAATTACTGTGACTTAAATGAAACAGTAAGTGAATGGCAATCAGAAGAGTTCTGGATTCCTTATCGATCTCCAATAGATAATCGTATTCATCGTTACTTTCCAGACTTTTTTCTAAAGTATATTGATAAGCAAGGGAAGAAAAGAACTATGGTTGTAGAGGTCAAACCAAAGAAAGAGACTAAGATGCCGAATGTAAATCCAAAGAAAAGAACAAAGGCATGGGCTCAATCTGTGAAGACATACGCAGTGAATCAGGCAAAGTGGAAAGCAGCACGAGAATTCTGTGCAGATCGTAACTTTGAATTTAGAATCATGACTGAAGATAATCTAGGTATCAAATGACCATCGGAGAAGATATAAGAGAAAAAGCACAAGGTTCTATTGATCTGACTTCAGATTGGTATGCAAATGAATTGTATTCAGAGTTGGCACAGGTATCAGAAAATCGTTTTCCTGAGATAGGAGAACTATGTTTCTTTTCATACTCTGCTGCTTTTCCAGACAAATATCCATTCTATGATCGTAGACCACTCGTATATGTAATGGATTTTCAAGGAGATAAGATGCTTGGTGGAAATTTACATTATCTAAATCCAAGTTATCGTGGTGGAATCGCACAAAGTTTGGCAAATAAAGTTGGTGCAATCTTACCAAAAAAGACTCTACATCGTTACTTTATAAGAAATATGGGTGATGCTTATATCATTCCACCTGATCCTGAAGAGTATAAAAGTATCGCAGAATTAGTAACTGAAAAGTTTTATGATAAATATGGTCAGAAGACATCACCACAAAAAGCTTGGGATTCAATTTAAATGGCAACATATACAGTATCTGGGGTAACTTATGATGAGGCAACTGGGAAACCAGTATACTCTGGAATTCCATATAAAGATTTCTA